CGCGGCGCCTGGCCATGCCGGGCTGCACCCTGTGCGTCAGCTGCCAGGAAGACAAGGAACACCTCAAGGAGCGCGGATGACCCCGGACCAGCTGTCAACCCTGACCGCCCTGGCGGGCCTGGTCAAGTCGATCGGAACATGGCCGATCATGTCCATCGTCGTGCTGGTTGTGCTGGGGCCGTGGGTGGTCAACGCCTACACCTCCTACCAGCACCAGCGGCGGTTTGAGGCGGTGGTCAAGATGTACGAGGATAACGTGACCCTGGTCAGCACCACGCAGGAGCTGGGGAAGGGTTACCGCGAGCAGCTGATCTACACCACCGAGGTGGTGCGCGAGGCGAAGACGATCGCGGAAAACAACCTGCACTGCCCGATGGTGCGGAAACAGACAAAGCCGAGGGACTTGGATGAGCGAACGTGATCAAATTCTTGGCCGGCTGTCGGTCCTGGAGCAGGAGCGGCAGCGGCTGACCATGCGGATGAGCGGGTTGTGTGACGCGATCCGGCGGGCGATTAACCCGGCATTAATCGAGGTGTACGACATGGATGTCGCCCAGGCCGCGCAGCAGATGGACGACCTGGTCATGGCCCAGGCCGAGCTGATGGCGACAAACAGCAAGATCGGCCGGCTGCGCAAGGAGCTGGGCCTTGGCTAAGAAGGGCGACCGCGCATACCTGGAGCCCCAGGCGCAGCGGCTCTATGCCGAGGGCTACAGCATGACCGACATCGCGGCCCGGCTGGACGTGTCGGTCACCTCGCTGGCCAAGTGGAAAGAGGAGTCGAAAAGGCCCTCGGCGGACCTGGACGAATGGGACCGGGCACGAGGCCAGAAGAAGGGCAACATCCAGCGGCTGCGCGATCTGTTCGAGGACCAGTTGCAGTTCCTGGAGGGTATCTCCGCCAGGGAGCGCACCGCGCCGATGATGGACACCCTGGCCAAGGTCGGGGCGCTGCTGGAGCGGTGGGACAAGTTTGAGAAGGCGACCAGGGTGGCCGACGAAGTGGAGCAGCAGGTGAAAAAGGCCGGGCTCACATCTGACACCGTGGCGCAGATCCGGCGCTCCATCCTGGGGATCAGCGAATGACGCCGGAAGCAGCCACCGCAACGCCGCCGGCCGTACTCCTGCTCTATCAGCAGAAGTGGATCACCGACACAGCGCCGGTCAAGGTCTACGAGAAGAGCCGCCGGGTCGGCATCTCCTGGAGCGAGGCGGCTGACGATGCCCTCTACGCGGCGTCCGACGACGGCGATGATGTTTGGTACATCGGCTACAACAAGGACATGGCCGAGGAGTTTATTTCCGACTGCGCCTTCTGGGCACGGCAGTACGGGCTGGCTGCCGGCCAGGTCGAAGAAGAGGTCCTGCATGATGAGGACAAGGACATCCTTGCATTCCGGATCAACTTCGCCTCAGGCCACCGGATCGTGGCCCTTTCTTCCCGCCCGAACAACTTGCGCGGCAAGCAGGGCCGGGTGGTCATTGATGAGGCTGCGTTCCACGACGATCTGAAAGGGCTGCTCAAGGCGGCCATGGCCCTGCTGATGTGGGGCGGCGAGGTGCGAATCATCTCCACCCACGACGGCGAGGAGAACCCGTTCAACGAACTGGTGGGCGATATCCGTGCCGGCCGCAAGCCCTACATCCTGCATCGGACCACCCTGGACGACGCCCTGGCAGATGGTCTGTACAAGCGCATCTGTCTCAAGTTGGGCCGCGAGTGGTCCCTCGGGGCGGAGGCGGCCTGGCGCCAGGAGATGGTCGACTCCTACGGCGATGATGCCGACGAGGAATTGTTCTGCATCCCGGCCAAGGGCAGCGGCACCCCATTCACCCGGGCATTGGTCGAGACCTGTATGCAGCAGGGCATTCCGGTGTTGCGCTATTCGCAGACGCCGGAGTTCACCGAGCAGAGCGACACGTGGCGGGAGAGCGTGGTGGCAGACTGGTGCGAGGATAACCTCGCACCACTGCTGGCGGCCCTTGATCCGAGACGGAAATGCGTATTTGGTGAAGATTTCGCGCGAACCGGCGACCTCACAGCCCTGCTGCCGCTTCAGGAGCAGCAAAACGCCTCCTGGCACTGCCCGTTCATCGTGGAGCTGCGGGGCATGCCGTTCAAGCAGCAGGAGCAGATCGTTTTCTACATCATCGACCGGCTGCCCAGGTTCCAGCACGGTGCATTCGACGCACGCGGCAATGGACAGTACCTGGCCGAGGTCTCAATGCAGAAATATGGCAAGTACCGAATCTCCCAGATCATGCTCAGCGAATCCTGGTATCGGGACAACATGCCAAGGTACAAGGCGGCCTTCGAGGACCGCTCCATCCTGCTGCCCAAGGACGCGGACGTGATCGAGGACCACCGAGCGCTGAAGATGATCAAGGGCGTGATCAAACTGCCCGATGTCCGGACCAACGAGACCGGCAGCAAGAAAAAGCGGCACGGCGACACGGCCATTGCCGGGGCATTGGCCTGGTACTCGACCAGGCAGGAAGGCGGCGGCGAGACGGAATATGAGAGCGTCAGCAAACGCAAACTTACGCGAGGGGCAATGTAATGGGCGTGCAGCTGTTTGACCAGTTCGGCCGGGAGATCAAGCGGCCCAAGGTGCCGGACCAGCGGCCCCTGGCAGTGGCCCCGCTCATGGACGGGTTTCGTGAGTATGTCACGGACGGGCTAACCCCGGAGCGGTTGGCCTCGGTCTTCAAGGAGGCGGATCAGGGCAATGTCAGGCGCCAAGCCGAGCTGTTCGACCAGTTGGAGGAAAAGGACGGGCACCTGCTCTGCGAGCGGGACAAGCGCAAGAACATCATTCTCGATCTGCAGTTCGCGGTGGAGCCGGCCAGCGACTCGGCCCGGGACGGGCAGGTGGCGGAATTCGTCAACAACTTCTTCGGCAATTACGCGGACTGGGATGACTGCAAGACCGCGATGCAGGACGCGGTGGGCAAGGGCTATGCGGGCCTGGAGATATTCTGGGACGTGTCCATGGGCCAGGCCGTGCCCAGCAAGCTGGATTTTCTGGAGCAGACGCGCTTCCAGTTCACCGACCCGGCCGGCCGGTACCGGCGGACGCCGCGCTTGCTCTCCGACGAGTTCCCCATGGGCGAGGAGATCCCGGCGTGGAAGGTGCTCTTCCATCAGTACGGCGGCAAGTCGGGCAACCCGAACCGGGCCGGCATCTACCGGGTCGCCGCGTGGATGGTGTTGTTCAAGCACTACACCCTCAAGGACTGGGTGGTGTTCTGCGAGATTTTCGGCATGCCCCTGCGCCTCGGCAAGTATGACCAGGGCGCGACCAAGGATGACAAGGCGGCGCTGTACGCGGCCATATCCTCCCTGGGCACGGACGCCGCCGGCATCATTTCCAAGTCCACGGAGATCGAGTTCATCGAGACCGCGGGTAAGGCCAGCGGCGACCTGTACAAGGCCCTGGCCGAGTTCTGCAACGGCGAGAACTCCAAGGCCATCCTCGGCCAGACACTGAGCGCCGAGGTCGGCGACCGGGGCAGCTATGCGGCGGGCAAGGTGCATGACGGCATCCGCAAAGACCTGTTGCTGGCGGACGGCCGGGCGCAGGCGGCGACCACGCGCAACCAGCTGATCCGGCCCCTGGTCGGTTTCAACTTCGGCTGGGATACCCCGCTGCCGAAATATACGGCCGTGCTCGAAGAGGACGAGGACCTGGGCAAAAAGGCGGAGTGGTTCGAGAAGGTCACCAACAAGATGCAGGTGCCGGTGTCCTGGGCGCGGCAGCAGTTCCGCATTCCGGAGCCGGCAAGGGGCGAAGAAATGGTGGGCGGTCCGCAGTTTGCGCAGCCATTCCCGGCCAAGCTGGTGGTGGCCAAGGATCGACCTATTGCCGTGAATCCTGGCGCGGCCGTCATCGAACAGCTCACGGGCAAGGCAGTCGGCGAAGGCGACCTGGCAGATGACCTGGCCCCGGTCCGGGAGCTGCTGGAGCAGAGCACGACCCTGGATGAGTTCAGGGACCGGCTCCTGGAGGCCGGGGAGAGCATGGATATGGCCAGCCTGGGGGCCATGATGCAACGGGCGTTTGCCCTGGCGGAATTATCAGGCCGATTCGATGCCAGCCAGGAAGGGCAAGAAACGGCCTAGAAAACGCGGCAGAGGGAACGCGCCCTGACCCCGGCGCGAAAACCTGCCGATCGAATACAGGGAAATTTAAAGGGGTTTTAAAAACGGTTCCGAGATGCCAGAGACAGCAGCCGACTACATAGCCGAATATCGCGACCTGCCATTCGAGGAGGCCATCGAATTTTTCCGGCTCAAGCTGTCCATGCCAACGGCTGCCTGGGACGAGTTGTGGAAGGAAATGCACAGCCGGGCCTTTACCGTTGCCGGGGCGACCAGGAATGACCTGCTGGAGGATCTGCGCACGGCCATCGATAAGGCACTGGCCGAGGGCACCACCCTGGCCGAGTTCCGCAAGGACTTTGACCAGATCGTCCAGCGCTACGGCTGGAAATACAACGGCGGCCGGGGCTGGCGCACCGCGGTGATCTACGACACCAACCTATCCATGGCCTATTCCGCCGGGCACTATCGGCAGCGCAATGACCCGGCGGTCCTGGCGGCACGGCCCTATCTCCGCTACCTGCCGAGCAGCTCCAGGGTGCCCCGGGCAGAGCACATGCGATGGTATGGGCTGGTCCTGCGCCACGATGATCCGTTCTGGCGCACCCACACCCCGCCCAACGGCTGGGGATGAAAATGCGGAGTGGCCACCGTCTCCGGGAGAGAGATGGAACGATTGCAGAAGGAAGAGGCCGGCGGGCCGTACCCGATCCGGACCACGGCGCCGCCCGCTGAATATTACGAGTGGACCAACAAGAAAACCGGAGAGATGCACATGGTGCCCAAGGGCATTGACCCGGGCTTTGACTATAACCCGGGGGCCTCCCCCTGGGGCAAACCGAGGACGGCATGACATGGCCGGGGTAGCAATCAGAATCGAGACCGCCGAGGGGCGCAAGGTGGGCAACCTGGTCCTGGACGGGCTGCTCTCCCGGATGGCCGACCCCTCGCCGGGCCTGCATATCGCCGGCGCCACGGTGCAGGCGTCGATCGCCAGAAATTTTGAGAAGGAAGGCCGGCCGCAGCGCTGGGCGCCGCTGGCGGATTCGACCCTGCGCAGCAAGCCGAACACGCAGATCCTGCAGGTCAAGGGCTGGGGTGGCGGTTTGCTGGGATCCATCAATTACCGGGTGCTGCCCAGGTCGGTGCTCATCGGCACCAACAAGAAGCACGGGGCCATCCACCAGTACGGCGGCAAGGCCGGCCGCGGCCACAAAACGAAAATCCCGGCCCGGCCGTACCTGATGGTGCAGCAGGAAGACTGGATCGAGATCCGGGCCGGCATCGGCGACTACCTAGCGGAGGGGAAGAAGTGAGAAAGCTCTATTTTGTGGCGGACCTGGGGATTGCGGCGGGCAAGCAGGAACTGCCGGAATGGTATGTGATGTTCCAGGACGGCTGGAACGAGGTCGAGGGCGACGGCAAATACCTGGTGGATGCCAAGGCCTGGGACCTGGTCCGGACCGGGATCGAGCGGCGTGGCAACGAGATCGTCTTCGACTACGAGCATCAGACCCTGAAGGGAGGCAAGGCGCCGGCGGCAGGCTGGTGCAAGAAATGGCGTTACACCCAGGGGGTGGGCATCGAGGCGAAGGTCGACTGGACCGAGGAGGCCGCCGCCTACCTGGCCAAAGATGAGTATCGATTTTTCAGCCCGGTGTTTTACGTCCGGGACGGAGACAAGAGGCTGGCCGGGGTCCACTCGGTGGCCCTGACCAATACCCCAAAGACGAACAACCTGAAACCACTCCTGGCCAAGCTGGGAGAACAACACGAGCAGCAGGAGGACGAAATTATGCTGAAGAAACTGTTGGCCAAGCTCGCGCTTGGCGAGGACGCGACGGAAGAGCAGGCCCTGGCGGCAATCGATGCGCTGACCGGCAAAAAAACAGAGGTCATGCCGGCCGAGGTAGTCGCGGCCCTGGACCTCAAGGAGACGGACGGAGTGTCGGTGGTGGTGGCCTCGATCAACGCCCTGAAGCAGGCGCCCAAGGCCATGGTGAGCAAGGCGGACTTCGACGCCCTGCAGGCGAAGATTGCCAAGCGCGATGCCGATGACGCGGTGGCCGCGGCCATGACCGCCGGCAAGATCACCCCGGATCAGAAAGAGTGGGCATCCGACTATGCCGCCAGGGACCTGGCCGGGTTCCAAACCTTCGTGGCCAAGGCCCCGGTGGTGATCCCCGTCGACAAACTGCCGGGAGGCGGGCCGGACAAGGGCGACCAGGCCCCGGACCAGGTCACCCTGCAGGTGGCCAAAATGATGGGCGTTACTGCCGAGGACATCAAAACCTACGGGGGGATGCAGTAGGGACGGCTGAAGTGGAAGAAGAGCGCTGCACGCAACTGAACGAATCAACATCATCACGGAGGAAACGAGATGACAGCATTAGCAGCAGATAGGAACACAGCCCACCAGGACGGCGAGCTGATCCAGATGGGGGTCGCGGCAGTCAAGGTGTACGCCGGCGGCATGGCCGCCAAAAACGCCAGCGGCTACGCCACCCCGGCAGCGGACGCCGCCAGCCTGGTGGTCATGGGCATGTTCGAGGAGCAGGTGGACAACGCCGCCGGGGCCGCCGGGGCGAAGACCGTCATGATTCGCCGCGGCCGGGCCTTCTGGTTCGCCAACTCCGGGACCAACGCGGTGACCATCGCCCATAGAGGCGGCGTAGTCTATGTGGAGGATGATCAGACCGTGGCCAGTGCCGGCGGAACCAACTCCATCGTCGCCGGCATTTGCCTGGCGGTGGATGCGACCAAGGGCGTGCTGGTCTGGCTGGGGCACATCGGCAAGGCGGCTAATCAGGCGGACTCGGTGGCGGCTGACGTGGCAACCCTGAAAACCGATTTCAACGCGCTGCTGGCCAAACTGCAGGCCGCTGGGTTGATGGAAGCCTAAACAGGGCCGCTGAATTAATGAAAACAGAGAATCACCTTTAACGGAGGAAATAACATGCTTGTCAACAAAACCAGCGTGCAGGCGGCATTCACCGTCCTGTTGACGATTTTCAACAAAATGTTCCAGGAGACCGAGGTTTCCTGGACCAAGTTCGCAACCGAGGTGCCGTCCAGCGGCGCCTCAAATGATTACTCCTGGCTCTCGCAGTTCCCGAAGATGCGGGAATGGATCGGCGACAAATACGTCAGGGCACTGGCCGCCTACAACTACGTCGTCAAAAACAAGGACTTCGAAGCCACGGTCGAGGTCGATCGCAACGACATTGAGGATGACAACCTCGGTATTTACAAGCCGCTCACCGAGGGAGCGGCCAAGACCGCCAAGGAGCATCCGGATGAGTTGATGTTCCTCGCCGCGGACGGCGTCTTTACCAACCCCTGCTTTGACAACCAGTACATGGTCGACACGGATCACCCGGTGGCCGGCGCCAGCGTCTCCAACAAGCTGACCGTGGCACTGGCATGCGACACCCAGGCCAATGCTATAGCCTCCTATGGCGCAGCCAAGGCGGTCATGACCGGATTCAAGGACGATGAAGGGCGGCCGTTGAAATGCCGCCCCAGCGTGCTGATGGTCGGCAACGCCCTGGAAACCAAGGCGAAGCTCCTGATGACCGCCGACAAGCTGGACGATGGCAAGCCGAACCCCTTCCGGGGCGAGTGTGAGGTCGTGGTCAACCCTGAGTTCGACTCCACGGAGTGGCTGATTCTGGATACAAAAAAACCGCTTATGCCGTTCCTGTACCAGAACCGCAAAGCCCCGGTGTTTGTGTCGCAGACCGACCCGCAGGCCGAGGACGTGTTCATGAAGAAAAAATTCAAATACGGCGTCGAGGCCAGAAGCGCCGCAGCCTATAGCTTCTGGCAGCTCGTGGTTGGCTCCACCGGCGCGGGCTGATAAGGGAGAGGCACTGAGGCATAAGGCACTAAGGCAATAACCCCGGCGCCCCTCACCAAAAGGAGGGGGGCGCCGGTACAAATGCGGAGACCAAGCATGATCACGATACAGAGCAAAACGGAAGGATTCCGCCGCTGTGGGGTTGCCCACAGCAGGACGCCGGTCAGCCACCCCGATGGCCGATTCGGCGCCGAGGAATTGAAGATCCTGCAGGCCGAGCCAATGCTTGTGGTGACCGTCATCCAAGACGTGGATCCGGAAGCGGAAGCCAAGGCCAATAAGGGCAAGGGCAAGAAATAAATGGCCAGCTACGCGGTCCTGGCCGATGTCCAGGACATGGTGGACAGCGACGAGCTGGTACGCCTCACCGACGATGCCGGCAGCGGCGTGGCGGACGAGGCCTTGATCACCAGCCAGCTGGCCAAGGCCTCGGCGGAAATGGATGGTTACCTGGGGGCACGGTACGCCCTGCCCCTGGCTACCCCGCCGGCGATCCTGGTCAGTACCTGCGTGGACATCGCCGTGTTCAACATGTACGCCCGGCGCCAGGGTCCGCCGGAGCACTGGGCGGCCAGGTATAAGAATGCGATCGCCTTTTTGACCAAGGTCGCCGAGGGCAAGATTTCCCTCGGCGCCGGCGATCCGGACGGCAATGCCACCGCCGCCGCGCCGGAGATCTCGGGTCCTCCCCGGATCTTCAGCCGGGACAAGCTGTCGGGATTCTGAGATGCTCGCCACGATCCAGGCCATCAAGGCCGCCCTGCAGGCCAGCGCTACGCTGGCCTATGTCAAGGACAAGGACGTCTACATCACCGAGGATATCCGGATGATCCGTGCCTCCGGCGAGTACCCGGCATTCGGGATCAAGGACGGCGGCACCGTGTACGATTTCCAGTCCGGAGACCAGGAGGAAGACAGCCTGGAGCTGACCATCGCCTGCTATGTGCAGCTGCTCCGACCAGAGCAGGCGATCATCGGCACGCCGGACGGCAAACCCGGAGTGCTGAAAATGGCGGAAGACCTGGTCGCCCTGCTCAAGGACAATACCCTGGGCGGCACGGTTACTCAGCTCCTGCCGCTCCGGGCCGGGGCATCCGAGATCCTACCGGAACAGAACCGGGCCATCCAGATGCTGCCGGTACCGTTCCGAATCACGAAGTGGAGGTAACCCCATGAAAGTCTATTACCCCGGGCCGGATCCGGAGACATTCCATCCCCGGCTGCGGCGGCTGGTCAAGGACGAAGTATTCGAGCTGGACGAGAAGACGGCCAGGCTCTATATCGACGGCGGCCTGCTGCGGCCCGCCGAGGAAACGAAACCGGCCACCGGCCGCAAACCGAAAACCGCTGAGGTGTAAACATGGCAAACGAGATTACCGGCCGCGAAGTGGTCGTCGGATTCGAAAAAGCAACCACCTGGCACACTCCGGTGGCCTGCGGCGCCGGGGATGGCATGCTGATCCGATCGGATGGGATCAAGGTCACCGTGGCCACGGAGCCGGATGATTCCGCGGGCCAGGAGTGGATCCAGCAGGCTGACGCCGGCCTCCAGGAGTTGAAGGGGCAGCTTAAGGTCTACGGACGCTATCGCGGCCTGGAACGGCAGATGGCCCTGATCATGGGCACGGCCGGGGCGCCGGCCCAGCAGGGGGCCACAGCCGCCTACCTGCACACCCTGCAGCTGGCAACCAACATCATCGGCAAGTTCGGCACCCTGGCCCAGCTCAAGCTGAGCAACAAGGTGTGGGAGTACCCCAGCGTCAAGCTACATGGATTCAAACTCACCGCCAAGATGAACAAGCCGGTGGACATCGATTTCGACACCATCGCCGACAAACTGGACCGGGCCAGCGCCACCAATACCACGGTGACCATGGCCAACGTCACCATGCCGGACGTGGCCAACCGGATCATTATGAACAAGGACACGGTGGTCCGGATCAATGACCAATCCGCAGCGGCCCTCGATGATACGATGAAAATCTATCCATCAGAGATCGAGATCAGCTTCAACCGGCCCATGGACTCGGAGCCGGTGGCAGGCCAGGAAGGGGTGGACGAGCCCACGGACAACGGTTTCCCGGTGGGGACGATCACCATGAAGTTCCCCAGGTACAACACCGCGAACGATGCCTTCTTCACCGACTGGGACAGCTTCACCTCAAAAAAGATGGACATCACCTTCACTGGCAAGACCATCGAATCCACCTACAAGTACCAGTGGAAGTTTTCCTTTACGCACTTGAAGATCGACAACCCGGAGGCCCCGGTCAACGGCGCGGGCAAGATTCCGTTCAGCCTGAAATTCAACGTCTACGGTGCGGCCGCGGCCCCGACTGGGATGGCGTTTACCGAGCCGTTCC